CCCCTCTGTCGTTGTCATATTTCTATCGGGGTAGGGTAAAGCTATCAATACCAGGTATTTAATATGCGTCTACTATTGATTGTGGCTTGATTTGGACTGTTATTGATCTGGTAACTGTCAGTCTGGCAAGATTGTCCTTTTGGCTACTTCAATGGTCTAGGTGGGGTCTGTGTGGCGCGCCCCCCAACCAGCTCCCCCCAAAAGTTTTTTCTGTTTTTTGCTATTCTTTGTTGTGTTGGAGGCCCGATCAATCGGCGTCAAGGATAGAGCCAACTGACACCTCGGAAAGACGGGGATGTTTGGTTCCCTAGGCTTCTTCGCTGAAGCTCCTCTCGTGGTGAGAGTTAGCCCCTGGTTGTCAGGGGCTTTTTTTTGGCCTATGATGATTATGTGGTGATAGGGAGGTTAGGTATGTATAGTGAGGGTGGTATGGAGATTATGGTTGAAAGAGGTGTGGTGATGCCGCCTAAGTTAGAGAGTCGTTATCCGCATGGAGAGATGGAGGTGGGTGACAGCTTTTTTGTGGTGGGTTTGGGAATGCAGGTTGTGCTGAACGCCAACTGGAGGGCGAGTAAGAAGTTGGGGTGGAAGTTTTCAGCTAGGAAAGAAGGGGATGGTATTAGGGTATGGAGGGTGACATGAAGGTAGTGGAACTGAGAGAGGACTATGTGGACATGGCGCAGGATGATTACTGGGGTGCTGTACACCAGATGAATCAGGCTGAGTTGATTATGGAACTGCGTCGGCAGCAAGACAGGTCTGCGAGGCTCTTGGCAGAGTGCTTGTCAGAGTTGTCGAGAATTAAAAAGGTGGTGAATGGGTCAGCCTACGCCTGAGGAGAAGTATCGGGAGGAGTTATTGCTATCCAGAACGGTTCTGAGGAATGAAATGCAGAAGGCTGCACGGGCGTATTCGCCTGCTGACAAGCGGGAGTTATTAAAGACCTGGAATGAGGTCTACAAGCCTGAGGTGGCGCGGGAACTGTTGCGGGTAGCAAGGAACAAAGAGGCTATGTATCGCATAGCCAACTGGAACTTAGGTGAGTTTGATAAGGAGCGTCGCGGTGGCAAACGATAGATATTCCGATATTACGGTGGTTGCCATCTATGGCGATGGGCGAGGCCGGATAGCCCTGCCTGCTTTGCAGAAGACCGCGGCAGCACTGCCTGGCAGCAAGCAATTGCTAATTACAAATGTTGCAGTTCAGACAGATGTGCCACAGAAGTTGGTGGCGCACGGTCTTGACTACCATGCGTATTCGGAGTTTGTGCTGTACGGGTTGCATAACTATATCGACACACCGTATGCCTTGATCGTGCAACACGACGGTTGGGCGTTGAATGGTGATAACTGGCGCGACGAATGGCTGACCTACGACTATGTGGGTGGTCTGACACACGCAGCACTAACACCGTATGGCCTCTACAAGACTGCCTACACCTGGTGGGGCGAGTCTGATGTCAGGATTGTGCAGAACGGTGGCTTTAGTTTGCGTAGTAAGGCAATGCTACAAGCGCCTTCTAAGTACGGCATTATGCGAAATCAAATGCCAGAACCAACCTTGATGAATGAGGATGTTCAGGTCTGCTGCTTTATGCGGCCTGCGTTGGAGAATGTTGGCATCCAGTTCTGCCCTGATGAACTCTCTAAATACTTTTCTTTTGAACATCTAGGCCCACCTCATGAGGGCATGGACTTGACCAAGGTGTTTGGACATCACGCGAGATTTAGACAACTGATTTATGGTGACAAAGTATTGTGGAAACTCACCAGAGAACAGATGCACAACTTTTTGGGTGAAGATGCGGTGTTTGATTTATTTGCTGACCACTATAAATATGAAATGCTAATGGCATGAAATTTAATCTCGCGCAGTTTTACAAGTTCTGTTCGCAACTAAAGATTGAAACTAAAGAACAGGGCTTGAAGAAGATGGATGTGCTGCTCGGCACACAAACGTATGTGATGGATGAGATCAACAGAGGATTGGCTGAAGACATCCACTTCTTTGTGATCCTAAAGGGGCGGCAGCTTGGCATCACAACTATTTCTTTGGCTTTAGACCTTTACTGGCACTTTATACACAATGGACTACAAGGCACACTTACAACAGATACTGAAGAAAACCGAGATATGTTTCGGTCAACCCTTGCCATGTACATGGAAGGTTTACCTAAAGAGTGGCGTATCCCGCTTCTTGCCCACAACCGGAATCAGCTTCAACTCAAGAATAGAAGCCGCCTCTTTTATCAAGTGGCGGGGCTTAGAGCAAAAGGTTCACTTGGTCGCGGTAAAGCAATTACCTTCTTACATGGAACCGAAACTTCGTCCTGGGGCGATGAAGAAGGACTAGCCTCACTGCTGGCATCTTTGGCTGAAACCAACCCAAATCGTTTGTACATCTTCGAGTCCACTGCGCGTGGCTTTAATATGTTCCACGATATGTACGTCACCGCGAAACGCGCTAAGACACAAAGAGCAATCTTCTGTGGATGGTGGCGTAATCAGTTTTATTCGGTGGACGCCAACTCACAGATTTACAAAGTCTATTGGGATGGCAAGCTAACGCCAGAAGAAAAAGAATGGACACGCGATATTAAGAAACTCTACGACGTAGAGATCAATAGCAGACAGATGGCGTGGTGGCGTTGGAAGCTGCATGAGGGCATCAAGGATGATGCGCTGATGTATCAGGAGTTTCCGCCTACTGAAGACTATGCGTTCATCATGACGGGTACATCGTTCTTCTCGAACGCCCGTTGTACGGACATGATGAAGATTGCCAAGAAGATTGGTTGCGACTATTACCGCTATAGCATGGGCGCGAACTTCTTAGACACAGAAGTGGTGAAGTCTACAGAACGCCTGGCAACTCTAAAGATATGGGAGGAACCCGTTGATACGGCTTATTACGTTATTGGCGCAGACCCTGCTTATGGCAGTTCTGATTGGGCTGATCGTTTTTGCATACAAGTCTTCCGTTGCTACGCTGACGGTATGGAGCAGGTTGCAGAGTTTGCGACACCGGAGATGAACACCTATCAGTTTGCGTGGGTGATTGCCCACCTTGCTGGCGCTTACAAGAACTCGACGCTTAACCTTGAAGTCAATGGCCCTGGTCAGGCAGTCATCAATGAACTGAGAAACTTAAAGCGTCAGGCTGCGACATTAACTGGTCAGGCCGGTCATGATTTGATGAACGTACTTGGTAGCATGAGTAACTACATCTGGCGGCGTAATGATACGTTAGGCGGCATCAGTAATAGCATCGGCTGGATTACGACATCACAAACAAAAGAGCGAATGCTGTCGTACATGAAGGATTACTTTGAGCGCAACATGATGGCGATCTATTCGACAGAGTTGATTGATGAGATGAAGACCATTGTGCGCGATGGTTCCAGCATTGAGGCAACGGGTAGGAACAAGGATGATCGTGTGATGGCTGCTGCTTTGGCTTGCGCGGCGTTTGCCGAACAGGTGCAACCTAAGTTGATCAACATGAAGATCACCCGCGAGATGAGCAGGAAGACGGATGACATGACGCCAGAGCAGGTAGCAGTTGGCAGGAACGTATCGGATTACTTGAAAAGGATTGGTATTTATGGAGGCAATGCGTGATCGACATTATTCCTAAAAAGGAATTGTTAAGAATTATCAAAGCGTTTGTGGCTGATGAGAGGCGCGGGATACCGCTGGAGTTGTTTTCAGAGTTGTGTGGCGTTGACCGCAAAACGCTCTACAACGTCTTCATCAATGAGAAGTACCCTATGACAGAGTTGATCCAGCGTAGAGTGTCCAGAGGCTATGACGCTTGGCGTAATGGCGAGATTGCTGTGATGGAACGCTACGGCAAAAAGTGGATTGAATGGCGCAAAGAACCCAAGATGAGGATGGTCAGAGGCTATGGCCTGACGTTGAAAGATGGCGAGATTAAACTGGATATTGGTATTAAGAATCGTCTTGATTATGCTGGTTATTCACTTGATGATAAATTGAAGGGGATATGATTATGGGAATATTGCGTGATTATCATTGTCAGACACACGGCTACTTTGAGTCGTTTGACGCCAAGTGTCCGATGAAAAACTGTGATGAAGAAGTGTCTATCGTGCATCTTCAGCCGGTAGGTTTAAAGTCTGATAAGACTAAACACAATGACAAGACGCTAAGCCAGCTAGCGATGGACTTTGATATGACGGACATCAAGTCAGTGCGCGAGGGCGAAAGTCAGTCGGGTTATCTCACCCGCAACAACAAGACGCCACCGGAAGCGCCAAGAGAGCAGCGGCCTGGTGACGCGGTCATGTGGGGGAATACCGCAGGTACTCGCTGGAATCTGGATAGCCTGGTCAAGGGCAATGGTTATCGTTCTATTAACGGTGAACCTGTGGGCGTGAACCCTAAAGACCTTGGCAACTTGACAGCACCCACGACTGCGAGTTATATAGCCGACCATGACAACCTGAAAATAAATCCAAATGCGGATACCTAGCAACCCAGTACACCGTGAGGAGTTCTATCTGGACTTGATCCAGAAGTGCTTTGTGTCACGGGAGGAGCGCAAGGCTGATTACTCCGCACTTCGATCCTACTATTTGTTTGGGGCAGCGCCGGAAGAATCACCGGCGCTTTTTAACAAGATTTTCCCGCACATTGATCAGCTAACGTCATTCCTGTATTCCGCAGAAACGACACGCTTTACCATCAACATCGGCGCAGAGGTCAATCCTCAGGAACACCGCAAGATTCCTGTTCTGACCAACAAGCTGAACGATGAATGGCTAAACAGCAACTGTGATCAAGTCTTCTCTACCGCCCTAACCTGGTCGCTATGCTTTGGCACAACCTACGTCAAGCTGATCGTCAATAATGGCGTCCACCCGTATATGGTGGAACCGTCTTCTATTGGCGTGTTGCGTGAGGATGTTGTCTACACGGATCGTCAAGAAGCAATAGCGCAGACTTACTACATTACCAAGTCGGAACTCTACGCCCGTCTGTACTCGCATCCCAAGCGTGATGAGATTGTCAAACGAGTAACATCTTCCTACCAGCCGCAGCAACTCGACATTCCTGATGGCATTGACCGCATCATCATGTCGCAGACCAACCCGACCATGACAGGTACAGTCAACCTAGACCTGTCCGGCATGAACCGCTACAAGGCGCGGGTGGCTGAAGATACGGTAGAGATGACGGAACTGTGGGTCTGGAATGATGACACGCTGGATTACCAGGTAGTCACTATTGCTGAACCGGACGTCATCATCTATGACCGCCCAGGTGAGCAAGTCTTCCTAAAGGGTGAACTTCCATTCGTGCAACTCTGCCCTAACCCCATGTACGACTATTATTGGGGTCAGAGTGAGGTACAGCGGTTGGTGTTCTTGCAGTCATTGCGGAACAAGCGCATGACCGAGATTTTGGACTTGCTGTCTAAGCAAGTTAATCCACCGACAGCGTTGATTGGCTTTAGCGGCATTCTGGATGAAAAGAACTTTGCGTTGAATCGGGCAGGCGGTTTGCTGGCAACCGATATGCCGAACGCTAAAGTTGAGAAGATGGCTCCGAATATGCCAGGCGATCTTTTCGAGGTGATCCGTGAAGTGGATCAGATGTTCGCGGAAGCGTCAGGTATTACAAGCGTACTATCAGGCAGAGGAGAAACTGGCGTCAGAAGCCAAGGTCACGCCTCTCAACTCGCCCGACTCGGCTCCTCCAGAGCGAAAAAACGTGCGCTCGTCATTGAAGATAGTCTTGAAAAAGTAGCCACACTGTTCCTAAAACTGATCCAAGCCTACGATGACACCAAGCTAAAAGATTCAGAAGGCTTGTTATTTATAGCAGAACAGTTTACAAACAACTATGTGGTGAAGGTAGACGCGCATTCCAACAGCCCGATCTTTACTGAAGACTTGCGACAGCTTGCCTTCAATATGTTTAAGGCTGGCGCTATCGACAAGGAATCTCTAATAGATTTGCTAGAACCGCCGATGAAGCAGTTGTTGAAAGAGAAACTAAAGCGCATGGAAGCAAAACAGGCGCAGCAGCCTCAACAGCAACCGCAGCAAGGTAAACCTGACTTAAAAGCAGTGGGGGAATAATGGCAGCGAACGGCATTTCACCAAAGGCTGACCAGCCAAGAGCAGGAACTTCGCAGCCAATGAAAGATTCGCCTAGGCAACCAGACCTGCAATATCGGGTTCAGGGCATAAGAAGTTTTGACCGTAGCCCGTCTACACGGACTTACGGACGTACAGTAAGGGGATAAGTTTAGTCAGGAGATGGCGATGTACAAGAAAATGAAGCGTAGTCGCAAGACCCGTCGTTAATTAGTTCCCCCCGAAAGGGAAAAGGGTGTGGCTGCCTGCCCCATGAACTAGGTGGCCGCTGCTTAAAGGAGTCCATCATGGCACGCAAAGCACGCAAAGGCCGTAAGGCACGCAAGTAATCCTTCGGGATTTCCCTGCGGGGGCGGGGAGCTTAAATATACGCCCCTACTTGACAAGAGTTGTTAAAAAGTTTACTTCTATCGCCAAAATTTATTGGGGTATTTATGAGCGTACCACCGGATCAACTGATGCAGATGATGAAAAACCAGCGAGGTGCTGAACAGCCTTCGCCTTTGGACTCAGAAGCCTCTGCAACCGACATGACACCGCCAATGTCTGCCCCGATGTCCACACCGGAACCCAAAATGGGCAACCGTGAGGGCGCGATGGTCAATTTGGGCTTGGCGATGGACTTGATTGAACAAGCATTGCCTGCCCTAGGCAGCAGAACGCCAGAAGGTATGAAGGTATTGTCAGCATTGCGTACCTTGACCGGCGTTATCGGCGGCAAAAAGGAATCCGTCAACGAATTGAAGCAATCTGAGATTCTTCAGATGCTACAAGCACTTCCGCAAGCGGGTGGCGCTACGCCGGAAGGAAAAGCATTGGCAGCAGCGCCTGCAATTCCTGGAATGCCTATGCCAGGTGCTACCCCTCAACCTATGTAAGGAGAAATCATGGATTTATTTAAGCCTCGTGGTGCTTCTGCGCCTCGCAAGCCTACCGACAACAACCAGCAGAATGGTCAAATCGTTAACACTCCACGTTTTTCGGAGTTTGGCGGTCTGAAAAATGCTGGCGCAGCAGGCAGCAAGAACAAGATGCAAGTTCAGAAGCCTGGTGACGGTAAGCGCGTTATCTAATTTATTAAGGGGATAGTCATGTCATTAGAAGACCTAACACCAGAAGCCCGTGACGAACTGGCTTTGCTTGCAAAACAACTTTCTGAGAATCCTGAAACGCGCAAAGACTTTCTGCGTCAAGTGAAGAAGGTCAAGCCGGAAATGCCGATTCCAGAATTGGAAATTGAAGACTACACCCGTAATGCTGTCGATAAGGCAAATGAAGCAAAGCTGCGTGACCGCGATGCAATGGATGAACTCAACTCGCGTCGTAACAAGTTGAAGGCTAAAGGTCTGATTGACACGGACGATCAAATTGAAGAAGTGGAGAAAGTCATGCTGGAAAAAGGCATTACTAACCACGAAGCAGCAGCCGAATACTGGCGCTGGATGCAGCAGTCTGCCGCACCTACGCCAACTGGTTATAACCCGTCAGCTATTAACAAGTTTGATCTCTCGAAATATTGGAGAAACCCTGTTGCTGGCGCACGGGATGAAGCAGCAAAAGCACTCAATGAGTTGCGGAAAAATCCACGACCCATTGGCCTGTAAACAAGGGGATTCTTGACTCGGAGATAAACTATGCCTATTGGTGGCGGTATTCTTCCGGCAACGGGTAGTACGCAATTTACGGAACTAACTTACGTTACCCGTAGAGCGTTTATCCCGAAGCTGGTCGTACAACTCTATAACTCAACACCGCTGATGGCGGCTCTGATTGCTAACTCGCAACAGGCTTCCGGTGGTGTTTCTTCTGTAACCGTTCCCGTCCAGGGTTCTCAGTTCGTAAACGCTCAGTGGTCAGACTACAGCGGCTCGTTCGCTCAACCGTCTGTTCAGCAGGGTGCTTACAACGCTGAATTCAACCTGAAGCTGATGATTGCTCCAGTACCGTTC